CTGGTCAGTAGCACTCATGCTTAAAAATTCTGTTTTAGTTTGACCTTTAAAATTTTTTGATCCTAAAACTTTATCAGTATAAAAATCTCTAGTAACTTTTGATCCAGCTTGTAAAGGTTTTGATAAAATTGCACCAGCAACATTAACCATTATTGATGGAGTTTTAATTCCTTTTTTAATTTTTTCAGCACCACGATTTCTAAAAGCATCTGGATTATCAGATTTATAAGATCTAGTCTTTTTACCTTTTTCATTTATGTTACCTACACCAATTTTAGTTGCAGTAGTTCTATTTGGTCCAGCATCTGTTCTGCCGCCACCTTGTCCACCAGAAGGTCCACCCATAATTATTTATCTCCAAATGTTAATGAAGATTTAGTTTCTTTAGTGTCTTTAGTTTTAGATTTCTCAACTTCGTTCTCATAAGTTATATCTTCTAAAATTAAAATCTTTGGAATGTCTAAAGCTTCTTCGGCTGCTTTCTTTTTCTTTTGAAAAAATTTAGTTATTGTTGAAAACATAATTAGCCTAGTAAAGTTTTCTTATCGACATTTGCATCTTCGATTTCGTTTAGACCACTACCAGTTAAGATAGTAGATCTTCTGCCTTTTCTTTTTCTTTCAGCCTCTAACATTTCTGCTTTAGCAGCAGCATCTCTTTCCTCATCTTCGTAATTAGGAACATCAACTGGCTCTGGCATAACGATTGGAGGAGGAGCTGGAATTTTTGGTTTAAATATTGATCCCATAATTTTTTAAAGTATTGCTAAAACAATTATGATTACAGCCACTACTGCACATGTTGTTTTATGTTCTTGAATAATATGTGGAATATGTTCTTTTATTTTCATTATAGTACCTTGTAGTTAGTGTCAGCGATTTGCTGTCTTTTGTTTTGGTTATATTTATTTTCTGTTATTCCAGTTGCTAAAGTTCTTAACGCATCACACGCATGTGAACTCCAGTCATGGACTGGTTTAATTTTGTAAGTTCTTTCTTTGTCAGAAAACTTACGATGGTAATGCCTTAAAGCATTTATTAATTTTGTGCAGTTATCGACATCTATTAGACATCTTGGCAACAGCATCTTTACAGCATGTATGCCATCTTCGATTGCCATCCTGGGAGCAACTTTAAAACGCAATCCCATTTGATAAGCAACTTCTCTTCTAGTTTTACCAGATCCAAATTCAGTCTGTTCTAAATCATGTGGTCCATAGTTTTGACCAATGACATAATCTTTTTCTTTTATAACTTCTGCATAGTGAGGCAGAGGCTCATTGTTGTTTTCATAGAAATCAACGATGTGGATCATGTGTCCAATCTGTTGGAAAAATATTAAACTTGAAGCATCATTATAGCCAAGATCCCATGCAACATTAACTGGATAACTAGGATCTACTGGAACTCTTGTTATCTGCTTTTTGTCCTCCAAAGAGGCAATAACATCTCCATATATAGAGCCTTGAATATTGCCGATAAAAGAACATTCAAATTCTTGTTCGTATTTTTGAGAGCCCATCACAGTCAAAGCTGCTGCTAACTCATCATCATCAACTATCTTTGTTTCACTTGCTTTTGCTACATGAAGAAACCATTTAGGATCTCCTTGAGCTTTTTGGTAATAGTCATAAAAAAGATTTGCCATTCCTTTTGGTGTTCCAACCAAAATCATAAAACCTTTCCTATCAGATAAAGCTGGAGTAATTACTTCTGAAAGCAGCTCTGTATTAACTTGAGCAGTCTCATCTATAATACATCCATCTAAATAAATTCCTCTTATGCTATCTGGATTTTCAGATGACAGTAAAGTAATTCTAGCACCATTAACAAAATCACATCTTAATTCTGTTTCGTTATACTTTGTTCCTGGAATACCTTTTGTAAAATGTTTTAAATAATCAAAAGCTATCTTCTTTGCCTGGCTATAAGTCGGAGCTATATAGGCATACCTTGGTTGATGATTTTTACTTGTCATCGCTGCTTTGATTAAATGATTAATACACAAAACAGTTTTGCCAAACCTCCTATGACAACAGAGTAGGCTATATCTAAACTTATCTAGTTGCTCATGGATATAAGCTTGAGCCTTCCTTGGAGTATAAGGTATTGTAACTTGCATTAGTGAAATGTTGGAACTTTCTCTGAATGCCAATATCTCATTTTAATTCTTGCAAATACAAAGTCAGCAAATTCTATAATATCTTTTTGATCTTCAAAGCCATCAAAGCTAACTACTAACTCATTGTTATATGTAGTGAAGCTATAAGCCGAAATATTTTTATATTTATCTTTAATCTTTTTGGTCATCTAAATGTGTTTAAGTGTCTTACCTATGATTAATCGTATAAGAGAGCCGCACAGTTTTTTATGGTGTGGTATCTAAACTAAATTTCTATATTTTCTGCCAGAATATGAACATCTATTGATGAACAATCAACTACTCTAGCAAGCCAGGCTTTACTTTTAAAAGATTGGTAGTGATATATAGTGAATTAGATCTTAACCAAACCTCATGACGCAAGAGGCAACAATGTTTGATCTACTAACTACCGACCTTCACATCATCTGGAGTTACATCAACTACTTTATTATCTGAAGTATTCCACTTGATCTCAATCGTTGTATCAGTCTTAACTTCTTGTCTATCTCCATAAACTGGAATTAACTTTGAAGCTAACCATTTAGCTAATTGTACTTTCTCTCTTACAATCATTATGTCTTTGTTAGTGCAATGCTCTAACTCATCCATAGCTTTTTCTATGTAGCTTTGTGCACCAATACGTCTAGCTTCTTGAATAGATGCAGAGAAGTCTTTGTGTTCAGCAATCCACTTATAAACTTTAGTCAGACTTGGCATATCTTTCTCTTTAACTATTCTAGCCAAAGGTAATCCAGTCATCAAAAGATGGCAGATCTTATTCGATATTTTGTCTGTTAATACTAGCTCTTTGCTCATTGTATTTAATAATGTTATTGGCAGATCTTGCTCTACCTTCCTTTGTTTTAGGTCCAGTAGAATATCCACCATGAACCTTACATCTTATGTTGCCATTCTTCATCATTATGCCAGGAGCAAGGCATTGTCTCTTACCTTGTTTCGTTAATGTTTGGCAAACCAGTTTGAATTTCATTGTTACTAATATCTGTATGAAAAAAAAAAGAGAAAAAAAAATAGTTCCAACAGCTTTTATTATTCTGTTTGAAAGCAGTTACTATTATTTTACAGCTGTCAGATAACTTTTCAACTATGATGTTTTAATATTTTATCTTATGTGATTTATTTTTTAAAAATATTTGAGGATAAGTTAATTAACTAAACTTTTTGATTAGTATGTCAACACTTTGAGTAATAACTTTATTTGATAGCTTATCCAATACTCTATCATACATTCTCTTTACACTTGTTCTATGAATACCAAAATACTTTCCAATGGTTGTCCATTTATTTCTGTTAGCTCTCATCCAGGAGATCTTACGCATCAATACTGGATCATCTGATATATCTGTTTCAATCATCAATAACAGATCTATAGCTGTATCATAATTTTGCATTTGCTTTGGAGTACCTCTTAATTTTAATTTAGGCTCTGCATGATAACCCCAGTCTTTTTTATCATAATAAGTCTCAAGCATTTGATACATACTAGGACATCTTCTATTATTTGGAGCTCTTATAAATCTTTCTGCAATAGCAGCATCTGCAAGAATATTAATAATATTACTTCTTACATATAAGTATTGGTTTATCTCATGCTCTATCTTTGACATTTTTTTAAGATCCAAGGATATTGTAATTGCTCTGGTTTAACTTTATTAAATTCTTCTGTTGGCAAACCTTCTAACTTCTCCAGGAGTTCCCATTGGTCCAAGTTTGGATATAGATAACTTCTGATTTTAATTTGTTCAGCATCTTTGATCTGTTTGAAATGACCATTTAAAGTTCTAAAACCTTGATTGGAATATTTTTTAAATCCTAAACTTTCTATAAATTTTTTATGGCTTGGCATATCAAAAGAAATATACTTCTCTTGTTTCATACTTATTAATGGCAAATCGTTGACTTTAATTTGACTTAATTTAATTAGCAGCTCTTCAACTTCTTTTTTAGATA